GGTGAAATATTGTATTCAAAGTAAAGAGGCGAAAAAGCCTCTATTTTAATGATTTTTATGATTTTCTTATTCCTTTGTTTATAAGGGATAACAGGATCATAATTTTAGATAAAACGTATATTTTATCCATGTTATAATATTAAAAGAAGAGTCACTTTAATTTGTGGCTCGTTTTTTAATATATCCCACCTCAACTAAAGTAGAGAAGGGTAGGGAAGAGGTAATAGACTATGTTTAAAAATTATATGTATATTTAATATTATTATGTATTATTGAATAGCGTACTTATTATATTGCTCATGTTTTCTTTTCTCTGTTACTCTACAATACAAAAGCGTAGTTTCTGGATTTGAGTGTCCCAATATTTCCTGCATAGAAGCTAAGTCACAGCCGTTGTTGAGAGCATGAGTAGCCATTGATCTCCTCATCCAGTGACAACTAATTTTTCTATCTAAGTTAGCATTTTTACCAATAATATTTATTTCTCTTTCAATTCCTCGATTTGAAATTCTATGATGAGGATTTCTTTCAGTTACGAATAAAGCTGTACAAGAATCATGTCTCATATTTAAATATTTTTTCAAATGATAAGCGGCTTTAAAAGAGAAATAAACTTCACGTTCCTTGCTACCTTTACCAAATACAACGATGCTGTAATCATGCCAATCAATATCTTGAACATTAAGTTGTTGTATTTCGCTCAATCTACATCCAGTCGCATAAAATAGTTCTAACATAGCACGCTGCCTAACAGTATGACATGATTCTCTCATCATTTCTAATTCTTCAATAGAAAATATCTTAGGCATTTTTCTTTCTGTCTTTGGCTGTTTAATATTTAATGTTGGATTATTATCAATGATTTTTTCGTTAAACATCCACGTAAAGAAACTTTTTAGTACCCACAATTTCTTTCCTAGTGTAGAAATCTTAGCAGTGTTTAATTTAGCAAGATATGATCTAATATCATCTGAATCAATGTCGTTAGCATTCTTATGTATTTGTTTCACAAATAAAGATAATTCCGTTCTGTAACTGTTAATCGTGTTGGGAGATAATCTTTCTACTTTTTTAGCAGCAAGATAAAAATCTATCTTTTGTTCTATGTCTGATTTATTTAAATCAAATACTATTTTCTTATCGACTTGATACTCGGATAGCATACCATTTACTTGAATTTTTAATCGTTCTGGCTGATCTTTGTATTTACTACTCACAGATAAAATGTCATTTACCAATTGACCTTTTATTAACTCTATCACCTCATACACATCATCCTTTTTATATTTAATATTATATCATACGTCAATAATAAAAGGATGATGGAAAAATGTCAAGAAAAATAGAGACTATGAAATTAGTCTCTAAAATATAAAACTATTCATAATTGTTTCTTTACTGCATATCATAGTCCGTATGCGAAATAAAATCTTATACTCTTGCCAATCTCACTCTACCAGTAGATCTATTTGCCCAAGCATCTTCTTTGATAATAGAATCAAGCCTATGGGTAAACCAACTTGCGTCCCGTCCGTCTAATTTCTTAACATAATAATGATTTCCAGTAGTATTCAGTGTAAAAGTATTTTCTCCATAAGTTGGTGATTCAGAATCCGTATCAATAGTATTAGTTCCTCTTATCAGTCTATAACCACTCGATGAGAGACTATCTTCACATGCGGCTAATACCATTTGTGGGTCCCAAGCATAATCTTTACCCTTCCACGTTTCTTCAAGGGTTGTATATCCCCAAGCATTGCTTCCACCATTAAATGAAGCCGTCATAAATTCATTCATACATTTGTAAAGCATTGACCAAGTTAGGTTATTATCATACAAAATATCACCCGTGTGTATATCACCTTGTTCAGCACCCAAAAAGATAATATCTCCAGTAAATTTAGCGAGTACGTTAGCTGTTGCATTAACATTTTTAGCAACAGGAGTTGGATCACCACCTGCTAGGTTCGTTTCAACTTTTCCATTAGGGTACTGACCACCAACAATCCATAGCTTATTAATTTTATTATTTGCAAGATCCGAACCATTAAGTGGACTATACGCATCTGAAGCAGAATCAAGAAATCTTGAAAATGCGGTTGTATACCCAATGATAATAACGTCACACTTTTCCCCATCCGGCAATGATGCTAATGCTCTCCTATAAAAATTAGGGGAATCTTCCGCATCTGTATTATTGTAAAGTGTATGGTAATAGGTACAAGCTGTACCGCAATAATTAGATGTGGTTGGTGCATAATCAATGTCAATCCCAAAAGCCATATTATCAACACCAAAATAGGTACATAGCGCATCTAATGCACCAATACTTGTATAATACTGATTATTTCCATTTGTACCAACTCTTGGGTATGATTCCACAATCCCGATTATATCAACCAATCCTACTCTCTCCGCCCAAAGCAAAACTGCAATTGCAGATAAATCATCTATGTCTCCACCAAAATCCGTATCAAGAATTACGGCTTTTCTATTTTTATCTGCGCTCGACAAACCATCGACTTTATTGCTCAGTGTTGACAAAGAACTCGTATTATAGTTAATACGATCAACTATATTTTCGATTGTGGAAATACGGACTTTATAGACAGTCGGTGAACCATAATATTTTAAATAAAGTACGCTTAAATCTTCTGTCGGTGTATAAGAAAATTCTTTGATGGTTGTTCTAAACGATTTATCAGCACCGAGATATCCATTTACTCTATCGCTATTAGTATAGAAGTCAATCGTGCTGGAAGGGTAATCATCAAGCGAAAACGTATATTCAATTCCCGCTTTCATTTGAACGTTTAATTCAAGGAGCTGCTGATTAGCATTGAGCAGTAAATTATTTAGCTCGATCATACTGTTTATTTTATTTATATCTGATTCTAAATCGTTTTTATCAGCATTTCGAGCAGTTGATTCAGTAATAATTTCTTTATCAATATAGTCAATAATAGATGTAGATTCAATCCTAAGCCAGTAGGTTGTTGAAGCAGGAACTACGCTAACAATCGGCGTTTGGTTTTCTCTTCGAACAACAATACAATAATAGTAATAATCATCGTTTAAGCAGATTGCAGATGTAATCCAATCAGATACTTCATCTACATACACAGTTGTATTACCATCAGCTATGTATTGATGAACTTTGAGCAATTTAATTTGGTATCCACCTGTTGCAACAACATCAAAAGGTAATCCCGTTTGATTTCTAAATAAATTGCTGTGATATTTAACAGAATTATTCCAATCATCAGTGGTATAAGCAATTTGACCATTAGCATCATTTTTTGCAACATCTCCACCAGAAAATGATAAAATAATAGGTTGTTTCAGGGTATCTTTTAAATTGTTAATATCCTTATTAATGGATTGAATGTTTGATGAGTCTTGAAAAGTTCCACCACTTGTCCAGCCAGCACCTTCCAACCAAAAATACCAATTTCCATCTTCTTCAACTACGTGATTTTTATTATCACCATTTGGATGCGCAGTATTAAGCTCAGCTACTGTCGAATAGGATTCTCCAAAACCGTTTGTTAAGGCCTGAATCTGAGCTAAAATATATGATCTATCTGCATCATAATTGATCTGTGGCACTTTTTCCGCCAACTGCGACACTATTTCTTTATTAGAGTTTACCAAAGAACTCTTATCAGTGGTAGGCAGTTGAGATAAATCTCCAATTTTATTGTATATATCAGTTACGTTATTCTGCAAATTCATAACTTGCTGTGTCGGAAAGGTATAGAACCAATACCAGTCTTGCCCCGTCCATATCCACATTTTATTCGTATCAAGAGTTTGAACCATATCACCTTTAACAGGGAGAGGGTAGGTAGTAGCAATATCATTATATGTATTTACAGGAGATTTCCTATGAGCAAGTCCTCCGTCAGTTCGGTTATCATCAATCAACTTTTGGAGTGTATCTTGAACATTTAATCCTTGATCAAGTGAAATTTTAACCCTCTCAGAGTTAATTAAAATTTGTCCAATAGAAAGATAGTTAAAAGTAAATGTTTTCGCTTCATTGTCAGATGAAAATTGAATAGCTCCTGTGTTATAATTTACTTTATACTGATTAATTTCAGGAAGTCCATCATCTATTTCATACCACAATGAATTATCAGAAGAAGTAATCGCTACTCTATATTGTTTTTGTGGAATTTCTGATAATCTTACAATACAATTATGTACTTGTTGTTCCTCAGACTTTTCTATGTAAGGATCGTCAGATGTTCCTTTTCTAAAAAGAGTGTAGAGGAGGTAGTCATCGTTATTAATATCACTCATTTATGTAATTAACCTCCTTATTTAATATATTTAATATTATCCAATTACCGTTACCTGATATTGATTTGTAGTTGGAGCAGAAGTGAAAGTAACTGTTGTCGTATTTACCGTAGTCATTTGTATTGTGTTCGGTGTTACCGTTCCATATGGAGATGCAACTGCGCGAACTGATACGAAGCAATTTTGAGTATTTAAATTATGAGTAATCACATATGATGTGGCTGATCCGTCACCAATTTGAGTTGTGTACTTTGTGGCTAATATAGAAGAATCTTTTCCATCTACAGTATCAGCGTCTAGTCCAGAACCTGATCCATCTACTGTTTTAATTTTTGTTAACACATCCGAAGCCGTATAAGAAGATGATAGAAGAGCATCTGTAATACCATATCCACTCAATGTGGTAGGATTAGTACCATTTGTCACCCTACCTTTACCATCTACTGTGACTGACTTATAAGTTCCTGCGCTTACTCCAGAAGTCACTAATGTTAATGGAATAGTAATATTAGCACTACCATCAAATGAAGTAGCTGTTCCGACAGCATCTCCAGATGTAGCAATAGTTCTTGCAGTTTGAAGTTTTGTTGTTGTGGCTGAATTACCATCGGAATTACCAGTGATAGAAGCAGGGAGTTTACTGTTTGCGTCCAATTTTAAAATTTTAGAAGCAGTAGGGGTAGTTACAACATCACTAGAATTTACAGAGTCAGTAATGCCATAGCCTGAGAGTGTTGTTGGGTTCGTACCAGCCGTTATCCGACCTTTTTCGTCAACAGTAACAGATTTATATGTACCAGCAGTTGCACCACTAGAAGAAAGCGTAAGAGGAATTGTAATATTAGATGATCCATCAAAACTTATAGCGGTACTAGTTGCATCACCTGAAGCTGAAATTGTCTTTGCCGTTGCTAACTTAGTTGCGGTTGCAGCATTGCCATCTGCTGATCCTGTAATTGATGCTGGCAATTTACCATTAGAATCAAGTTTTAATAACTTATTAGCAGTTGCTGTAGTTGAAACTTCTGTATCATCAACTTTATAATCTAATGCTGTTTGTTGTGCGGTTGATACGGGCTTATTAGCATCTGATGTATTATCTGCATTTCCCAAACCAACTTGAGATTTTGTAACGACATGAGGGTTGTTATAGTTGTTTTCATGAGTAGTTAAATCATTTTGTAATTCAGTTTTGGTAGTATTTATAGAACTAGTAAACGATGTTGTTAACATGTCAATAATTTGTTGTAAAGTATAACTTGATAATGTTACATTCCCAAGATTATCTAGTGATGGATCAATATAAATATATCCATAATCTTCTGCTGGAAACTTTTCAACAGAATCATCATTATATTTAATATTAATCTGTAATCTAATCTTTCCATTTCCTGTCATATCATTAGTATCAAAATGGAAAGAGACAATACCTGAAGGGTCAACTGTAGCACTTTTTTGCAATAATAAAAGTCCATCTGATAATCGACTAAAGTATACGATTGCTGTTGTATCAGTTAAATCAACAGGTTGACCATTAATATCCAATAGCTGTATTTGAAATACTGTCTTTGTATCTCCCTCTTTTACTTTAGTACCACTATTAATAATCTGAATAGAGTTAGAGGGAGAAAATGTATCCGTCAAAATATTTCACCAACTTTGCTAATTAATCTCCTTATATTCATAGTTAAATTGAGAATTTATTAAATTGACGGTTGCCATTGATTGTTTTTATATTCATATAAAGTTACTGTGTTATCTGTTTCAAATTTAAACCATAGATCATTAATTTTTGCTGATTGTGGTTTATTGGCACAATAATAATTTGTATTCATTGTGAAATCTCCTTTTATTTAAAAATATCATTTTTCTCTTCTGAAAAATCACGTAGATCATATATCTGCGTTGTGGAAACGTTTTCATGATGGGCGACATACTTACTTACTAATTCCATCTGCACACCAGACTCAAGTAAATATGTCACGCAACTAGCTTTAAATAAGTGTGGGTTAATTCTTCTACCTAAAATATCAGAGAGGACATTCGTACAAAAATTATCTGCCCATTGTCTTGAAAGCTGTTTTTCTTCTCCATTAGATTTTGTGGTAAAAATGTACTCATGATCATAGCCACGTTTTTTACACCATAAATCCATATATTTCAATGCTTCTCGATTAATCATATATGGTTCGACTTTACCATCTTCGCCACGACCTTTAAGTCTTACATTATGACTCATTACATAAGTGTCATCTGCGGAAATTGGGTAACTTAATATTTCTGTTCTAAATTGAATGATTTCCGAACGTCTAGCACCAACATTGAATGCTGTTGCAACCCATGCAGCACCAAGATAATTTTCATCATCGAGAAGGGTAGACATCAACAATTCATAATCATCTTTAGATATTTTGATTTTTTCATATACAATATTTTTAGGAATAGCAGGGAGACCCCTAGTTAAATTCCTAAAGGTCTTATAATTAATATTTTCATCCGCTAAAACATTTTCAATATAATTAAAGAAACTTGAAACAGAGGCTTTCTTTAATTTCTGACCATTTGATGACATTCCATGATTCTTTAAGAAAGATAAGTATCGCATCATATCACGTTTAGTCAACTTATATAACTTTTTATCATTCATTGAATTATGTATATACCACGCAAACTGATGTAGCCCAGATGTATACTGTGTTTTGGTTTGAGGGGAGAAGTTTTGAAAATCAATAAATTCTTCAATAAGATTCCTTAATTCAGAATCAACTTGTCCCCACATTTCAGGTGTAACTTCAGGAAGTTTTGGAGCACGTTTACGAAGCATATGTTTATCTATTGTTTTTCCCATTATTTAATTTCACCACCTTAAATATCACTTAACATCATAACCTTTACGTTTTAAACTATTTTTTAACGCATCTTTATGTTGCTGATTTTTTTCTAAATCCTCAATGGTTCTTTCCAAGAAGGGGCGAGGATTTAGATATGTATATTGACTGCCATTATATTGATATTGGTATGTACCTTGTCCTTGATTTGAATTAACTGATGAATCACCATACTCAACTAGATCAGCAATATATCGATCAGTTTCATCTTTACCACGAGTCATATTACTAACAGTAAGGATTACTTGATCTCTAACAATCTTAAAATCTTCAATCATATTGTTGGGATCATCTAATCCATTACTCGATCTTCTTTGATAACTATGCTGTCCTGGATAAGCATCAAAAACATCATCTCTAACATGCTTTGACTCTACTTCTTTAACTTTATCTGATACATCTGCACTCATAGAATCAAGAACATCTTGTTGTAGATATTTAAACATTTTATCTAAATCATTAAACTGTGGCATCAGTAGTGGTTTCCAATTTCATATCTTCAGTTTTCTCATCTGATTTAACTGATTCAGTGGCTTCTTGAATGACTTGTTCAATTTTTTTAGATTTGTCAGCGAGTACATTTTCTGGAATAATAGTTTTATCTTTATCTTGTTTAATCTTCTCTGTAACAGCCAAAATATCAGTCATTGATTTTGCACGTTCAAAATACTTCTGCATAAGATTAACCCAGTTTTCAGCAGGATAAGATTGTAGAATTTTACTAAATCCATTATCAGATAGATCAATGAGAGAGAGTAGTCCTTCAATATATTTTACTGAATCTTTTTTTGATAGATTGAGATTAGAAAAATGATTAACTGCTACTGCATCTAAGAAAAGATATAAAACTTCATCTTTTAGATGAATATCATTTTTTTCACATTCAGAAGCAAGACTAATAAATTCATCAATAACTTCCGATACTTCAGTTGGTTTAAAATTAGGTTTAATATCAAGATAAATTTCTTTGTTATCATCCAAGTAGATACGTTCAACAACTGAATATTTTTTATTGTCCTGTTTAATTGCAGAAGGGGTAAGTTTTTTTGACATATATGTATAACTCCTTTTGTTCTTATATTTAATATTGTTTTATAAAATAAAAAAATAGGGGAAAGGGATTAATACAGTTCCCAATCCCCTATAGGTGGTAATAAAAGTAAAATTATAATTAAAAATAAAACAGAAATCCTCATTATCGCTGGTTTTATTACATAGAGAATAAAGAAGAAAATAACATAAATTCTCTACATAAGAAAAACAGCGATAATGAAACCACTGTTTTATTTTATTTAATATTATCGAAGAATATTAGCATCGAAATACGCATTACGAATTTCTCCACCTGGTTCAGTTACTTTTTCAGCGTACATATCAAATGTCATTTCAAGTGTTGTAGCATCTGATGCAGATGTAGTTAAAGTAAAGCCAGCTTGAGGACGGCATTTATAAATCATAAGTTGTGCAGGGTATTGAGCTGCTTCTACCTGATCATCCCATTTACCAAGAGCAACAATTGTACAGAATTTAGAGAACTTATCTGCATCAATTTTAATTGTCTGTGTAGTAGCAGGAGCAGCATATTTATACCATGCAATAACCGTAGAACCAATTGGATCAGAAGTTGCATTAAGCGTGATTTCCTCACCAGCAATTGAATATTTATCTTCAAGCGTAGCAGGATCACCAACTGTAATTTCTTCTCCATAATCTCTTGCACTGTCTAGCCTGGAAATATAAAGCGTACCATCAATTGGTGTTTGAGCGAGAGTTACTTTATTTCCTGTACTAACTACTAATTGTTCACGTTGATAAATATCTCTTGCACCTGTTACAAAATCACTACCAGATAGAAATGCTAATAGTTTTGTATCTACAAGGGGAACTGTAACTTGAAAGTTAACCGTCTTTGTTGCATCAAAGCTGTATAACTGCTGATTTCCCCAACCACCAGTAATATTGGTACGATCCCCAGCAAATTCATTAGAACCAGTTTGAGCATAATCGATTCTAATTAGTGGTTTTTTAGTTGTATAGTCGCAGATGTCCATATTGTAGACTTCTTTGATAGCAAACTGATTACTCACGTTTATAACCTACCTTTTTTAATTAATGTATTTTATTTAGTTTTGTATTCCAATGTTTAAGTTTGGGAGTTTTTTCGGAAGAATAGGGGAGAAGCTGAATTCCAATATGATAATCATCCCAATTGAAAAGACGCTGATAAACATCATAGAGGGTATAAACTGTTAATTTACCAATGTTTTCATATGTATATCCATTACTGAAGGAGGAGACTATTGAAATTATATCCAGCAAATCAATGGATTGGTCTGATTGACCTTTCATTTTTTTAGACTTAATTTGATCCATCATAGCCAAAAGTTCTTTTTGTTTGCTTGTATAGTCAACCTTTTTCTTTTGCGAATCTCCAATTTGATATTGTACATAAACAACATCTTTAATTTCATTGAATAAATTGCTATCTATTATTACTGATTTTTCATCTCGGTTTATCAAAAATAAATCTTGAACAAATAGAACTTTTTCATGTAATAATAAAGATAGCGTTTTTTCAACATTTTTTTGAAAATCAGTATTTATACCAGATAAGTCAGTGATTAAATCATATTTTGATATATTTTGATTAGTTTTCTTTAATATATTTGCATTTTCAAGATTTTCTTGATTAATAACAAAAACACCAAGTATATCATTGTAAGTTTTATAACCTAGATTAGCTATTTCATTTAAAGTTAAAGGGTAAACTTTTAAATCCTGACTTATTGGTATAGGCTTGCCCCAATATAAATAAAAGGGATCGATAGATATATTGCTCATGACTTCTCACTACCAAATTCAAAATATAGGCGATAGCCAATATATGAAGCATTTAAAGTGATTGCATTTCCTCCAGTTGTAGAAGCTTTACCTATTCCAGCAATCTGTTTCTCATCAATTAACTCCGTTACATAATCACACAATTTAGCCAACCTATAATCAACTTTATCAATGTCTGTATGAACGTAAATATCTACAACCATTTCTTGGGTTGGATAACGGGAATTTCGAGATGGAGCACGATTACCTAAATAAAAAAGAAGTCTACAACTTTGAGTTGAATTTAATGTCAAATCAGATACTTTAATTGTTGAATAGACAAGAGTATGTCTTAGAGTATTTGATACAATACCACCAACATAAGTGTCAGTCGGAGATGGATCAGTTGATCCTGGTGGGGGAGTAATACGTTTCCTAGTCGATGTGATTTGAAATATATCGTCACTAAATGAATTAGATTTGTAATAAAGAAGTCGAAGAAGATTTTCGTCATTTCTTAGCAGTTTATCAAAGTTAATCATAAATGTAGAAAACTCTTTCATTTATGCTCCTCCAATCCTGCCATCTTATTCACTAAATTTGTACACTTAAACACTTGAGTTTTAATTAAATCATGTTCTTTTTGCAATTCTGATTCATCTTCAGATAAACAGGGGAGAAGTAAATAATCATACAAAGATTCCAAGGTTGCAAGGAGATGGATATAATCAGGTTTGTTACCAAATTCAATGAATCGATCTTCTAATCCTTCCAACTCAAGAATGGTTGTTTGAACATGTTTGAATCCATCTTTAGCATGTTCCTCATAAAGTGGGAGAATCTTGTACACTTGCCCACATAACGACTCAGCATACTCTTTCTCAACCATTAATGAATAATGTTTCATCAGCTACCACCTGCTTCACTAGCTGTATTGTGAGCAAGCACAATTAATAAACCTTTATCATTATCAAAAGTTTTATCATATTGAAAACCATATATATGATAGGTATTAGCAAACATAGTAAATGTCTTATCTGATAAAGTGGCATTCAGATTGGCACTGTTTTGTATAGTCAGAGAAACATCCGCATTTGTATAAGCAATACTTTGGGAAAGATTAGATTGGTATGTATCATCTAAACCATTAATGATACAAGGGATAGATAAGGGATCTTGAGGGAGAGGATCAGAATAAATAGGGTTCTGCATCTCATCATAATCGATGATTGTCTGAATATCAGGAAGGGGAATAGTGAGAGTATTATTACAGAGTTCAATAACCGAATGTTCATAAATTTTATTGTCTTCAGGAAAGGCGATAATTAGCCATTTTTGATCATTATAAGTTACAAGATCGCCAATAGATAAAGATCCTATTGGCATAATAATATTTTTTCTATAATTATCATTACTAGTAAATTTTGATGTTATGTATGCCCGACTACTTTCAGCATTAGAATTAATAATCACATCACAACCTAAAAAACCATCAAGAGCTTTATCTAAAATTAGATTACCATCATTTACTATTTTATCGTTTATATTATCATCGTGATAGAAGGAATAATCTTTCATAGATAATCCTCTGTACTATTCGCAATTAAACGTTCAATAGTATTTTCTTCATTTTCAACAATAGTTCTTAATGTAACCAATTGTGAGGTATAATTCTTGAGACCAATATCGCCCTCGAAAGGTTGCCAAACTGTAGTAAAATAGGTTAGTTGATTACTTAATATATCTAATCGAATGTAATGTGCTAATACCAATAAATCATTATCTGAAAGATCATGATCAACCATTTCTGAAACATCAAAATATGTAATAATAGATTCTGGAAGACGATTATTAAAACTTAAAATCGCTCCATGTATAGAGTCATAAATTTTATCTTGTTCTTGTGGTAAATCAATATCTTGAAGCTTACATTTATTTAAAAATGTAGTCCAAATGGTGTCGTAAGTAGTTGCCATAATTATTCACCATCTGTATCTTCTGGTGGAAACAGAATGTCACTAGGTACATTCATCCATTCACTAAGAAAATCAATCTTACCCTTAGCAAGTCCACTGGCAATTCCTTGAGCAACATCAATTACGAATTTTTTCTCTGCATCAGAAGTGATGGAATTAAGAGTGCCTTTCATTTTCATGAAATTGCCTTTGAGGAGTTTCTCAATGTCTTCTGATGTATGAGTATTCTTTTCATAAGACTCAGGATCACTTAAATTGTCTTTAAGTTCGTTGAGTTTTTCAACTTCATCTTCAACAATCTCTAATTCACCTTCATCAAAGCACCGACTATTAAGTGTAAGATAATCAAAGACTTCTTGAGGAACTTCCTTGACATCAATTTTACCGTGTCTAGTCTTTGACCAAGTATACTGTTTTTCCCCTCCAGCAAGAGGACACCGAACAAAATATCCTGTATTTCTATTTCGTGCTAACTTAACTCCCATAATTTAAAACCATCCTTTTATTCTTGATTATTTAATATAATATATTACAATGCTACTGCTGTATTTTCAGTTACGAGACCAACAGCTTCACCATAAACAAGGTTAATAGAAGCGTCTTGAGTAATTTTCAATACTACGCGTTCATCTTCAATATCTTGGTTGGTCAATTGTTTCAAACCACCATATTCAACGATCTGAAGAGGTTTAACATTTGTGCCACCGCTAAAGAAGTAACCTTTATTTACAGGGAGTTCAACTTTACTGTTAGTTTCATCAGTAAATGGGTTAATAAGATTCACAGCAGTCGTGCGTCCAATTGCAGAAGGATTCAACTGAGTAAGAATTTCATCTTTTAGAGCATCGCTGAGAAGGTTGGGAGATGCAGTAACCTGTTGGTTCAAGAAATAGTCAATAAGAAGAGAATCAGCAACAAAGATTGATTTTCCACCTGCTACACGAGAAATAGTAGAAGCGAGTTTATTATATTGTGCAATAGTAAGGTTGTCTCCGGAAATTACATTAGCCGCTGGAATTTTGCCACTTACTACAGCAGCGGCGATCAATTCATAAACTTTATCAAGATAGAGACGAGCTTTTGCATTTGCTACATCATTAACTAGCTGATGAAAATAATCAACCGACTCTCTTACAAGATCAAGAGGTTCATAGTAGAAACCAGTCGAAAGATGAGCTGGTACTGCTGGAACGTGTTTTCTCCCTGCAATTCTCACGAGGTCAACACCAGATCCAGATGCAGTCCAGACAACTTTTGCTTTATTTTTCTGAGGAATTTTAATATCAACAATATTACCTGGTTGCTGGTTTTGGGTTGTAGCAAAAAGACTAAGCATATCTGTTACGATAGGTTTAGCAATTTCATCAGCCGTCTGAACAAGCACATCATTAAATTGATGCAATAGGGAAGGATCTGGATTTGAATAACCATCATTAAAAACCTTTGTAATCAATTCCTTAATATCATGTTCATCATTCTCTTCCATCTTGTTATTAATAACACGAGAGAAAAGACCTTTAAGTTTTGCGTTATTGTAAGTCATTTATGTATATCCTCCTAATATAAATCAAATATTTAATAAAATTTTAATTATGCTTCTACGACTTCAAAACGTACTGTTGGGAAGCCAAGAGTATATTCAATATCATCTTCACTAGACACGACAAGCAATTTTAGTTTTGCAGCAGTATAAGTAGCATCAGCAGTATTAGCAGGTAAAATTTTGAATTTCTTTGCAGTAGTATCAAAATAAGCTACTTGACCGTTAGCAACCGTATCACTAACACCAGTTGCATCAAAAGCAGATGATTCAAAGCGAGTATATCCAGGTTCAAAAATTACGATTCTTGCATGTTCACCCACTGCATTATAGAAATCATTAATTTCTTCACCCATATAACGAATTTCTGGAGAAGCAATTAGATAACCCTTTTTAGTTGAGTCTGAAAGCTGTTTTGCAATACGTTCACCGTTTGCATTAAAGCTGAGTTCTACGACAGTGAAATTATCAATATCAGCAGTATCTACGATTGCACCATGTGCTACCGTTTTAATTTTCAAGTTCGAAAGATTACCTACGGCATGAGTACCGCGAGTAGTAAAATCAGTAAGTTGGCGTGTTGCCATGTTTAATTCCTCCAATATAATTAATATTATTTAAATTAGTTAGCATAGCGAGAATCAAAATCGTCTGAATCAGGGATCAATTGTTTTCGCTTGCTAGATGTTTCTTTGAGAATTTCAGCATCTTTATCATTATTTTCTTTAGTAATTACGCAATCAACCAAAATAGCATTCAATTGGTTTTTAGCTTCAACATCATTCAAAGATTTCTTAATAAGTTCTTGTACTTCTTCTTCTTTGAATTTATCAGATGCGCTGACTGCTTCAAACTTACCTTCATATTCAGATTGTTTTTCAGCCAATTCTTTTTCAAATTGTTCAGTTTCAATCTGTTCTTTAAAAGGTTTAAGTTCTTCGATTTTGCTATTCAATTGTTCAATAGTAGATTCAGATTCTTTAACTTTAGAATCAACTTCTGCTTTTTCACTAATAATTGCTTCAACTTTAGCGTTAGCTTCATCCAAAGCTTTCTTAGTTTCTTCAGCTTTTTCTACTTTTTCACTCAATTCCTTAATTTGCGCTTCCATTTGCTGTACTTGAGTAACTTCTACCCAATCACGTTTTTGAGTTACTTCAGTTTTCGACTCAAAATCAATAGAAACGGTATCATTTGTGCTATCTTTTGCGTAATTATATTTAAAATAACTATCAAAACCTTCTCCGTAGAGATTAGCTACAAAATAACTATCATAAACATCACAAATCCAAGAATATGTATTATTATCCAATTGAGCGTCTAGTACACGATATAGTTCAGAACGCTTATCTGTGTCAGAAAGCTCATATACTTTCTTAAATCCCACAGTATCACTCCTTTGATCTTTATTTATATTAATTGCTTCTGCAACTAATTTATTTAATTTAGATACATCATAAGCAGGGAGAACTTCGGGATGATCTCCTCTGTCCTCAGCATTTAATATACAGTGTCCTTCATATGTATAAGATAATATTTCTTCTATGCCATCTTTAAATAGATAGCTATCGTAGAGTATTTCCATACTAGAACGAACAGGAACTCCATTATTCACCCATTCTTCAAGCAATCCAATAATATTAGGGAAACGTGATTCCCATAAAATACCTTTTCCTGCTACAACTTCAATATCATTATCATTTTCATCTTTAATTGTTGTTATATAAGCAGGTTCAGTAAACACGCCAATGGGAATAGTATTAGTTGCCACAAATAAATCGCCAGTATCACGAGTTTCATCAATAGAAACTTCATGTCCACCTAAAGCATCATCATCTGCTCCTGGTTCAGAAACAGGATAATATTTTGCTACAATAGGCATATTTTGGAGTGTTGCTAATGACTTCTCTGCTGTTTCCTTTTTAATAATGCTATTATTCCAACTAACTTCAAAATCATGAAGAATAAATTCGCATTCTTTTCGAGTAGGATTATCTGTATCAGTAATTGAATTTAACTGTATATTAAATGTTGCCCGTTTTTTGTCCAATAGTTTTCACCTCCTTAAACGGGATGAGCAAATTTCTACCCGTTAGTCTTACTTTTATTGGTATTTTCATTTGTAACATCAGTTCCTGTATCAGGTGGGCGACCTGTATCATTACCATTATTAGTCAATGTATTTGTGTTCTGATAAGGTCTAATTACATCTTTAAGTTTTAATACATTTTGCTCATATAAAGTATCATCAATAAAACTATCAAATGAAACTCCATCAAGAAGATCAACAATAGGCTTAACTGCGAATCCTTGTGCTTCAAGTTTGAATAAAGCATCTATTTTATCTTTTGAAGATAATGGAGCTTCCTTGTCATAGACCATAATAAAATTATTACTTTGAGCAGAAGGGAGGACTAAGTTGAATAATTTCTGATAAACTTCATATTCAATTTCTTCAAGAAGTACGCCAATTCTACGATAGAAAGCATCTGAATTAAGTTTCGCAGAATTATAGTTAGCACCAGTACCATTCATCACAGCACTACCTAAACCAAATGAAGAAGTAATATCAGCATTAATGGACTCAAATTTATCAGGCTTTAATCCTTCACCTGTATTCAAATCTGGGAAATCAAGCTTTGCAAATTCAGGAATAGTGACAACCGATACAGCATCTTTAGAATTAGTCTCTAATGCTGTTTTAACCCCACTATGAATTTTGCGTTTTAGGTTTTTATTTAGTTTTAGATTAGCATATGGGCTATCTTTTCCATCTTCGTTACCAATTGTAAGAACGACAATCGCATTGATAACTTTATTTGCAATAGCTTTTTCTAAATCTTTTAATTTCTTCTTATGTAGAACATCATATAAACCAGTAGTAGACCAATTTGTTCCTAGTCTTTGATTGCGCTTGAGGGCATGAGTACGAAGAATAAAAGTACGATCTTGGGGAAGTTCAACATATTGATATTGTTCTTTATCCTGCTTATAATTTTCATAATCTGATTCTTTAATATATGGTTTGAGATTGGTGAACTCAATTTTCTTTCTAGTATCAGTCAGAGTATCAAACCAACCCATATCAACCACTGCTTGCCATTGACCATTTTTACGATACATGGGGAAAATATAATTTAGATCATCAAACAAATAAGGATAAATATTTTTATCTTTACCAAGCCAAATACCTACTAATGTTCCTGCCGATATTTCTTGACGAATGATATCCCGTGTTAGTGTCTTGTGATGGACTTGATATAGAATCTGATTTAATTTATCTGCGTGAGTTTGATAATTTTTAGGCTTATTAAATGCTTCAATTTTATAATTAAGGGGAGGGAGAGTAGAGGTCAATTCAAAAAGTTGAAATATTTCTCCATTACTAATATAATAATATTCAGCTAAATTTTCCAATTCTTTCTGATAGTCATCAGGATTAGCAAAATATTTTTTTAGCTGATCCATATCAACTTCATCAATGATTCCATTAGAAAACATTGGAGAGAAAAAACTTTCAACAACAGTTCCCATATAGTCTTTATAAGTTGCCATAAGTTTTTCAGGATCTGTAATTTCGACTTCAGATTCTTGATCTATAGTTGATGCTTTTTCTTCGGGCAAGAAGTTTCCTCCTTTCTTGTGGAATATATATGGTATTTAATATTTAATTGGTTAAATTAGTAGTAAACATAATCATCATCTTCATCAAATTCTTCTTCCCTTGTATTCTCAAGGAATAAAGAGATATAGTAAAGTCCATAAGCTACTGATGAATATCTATCTTTATCTATATGTGCCACTTGCACAACGGTGATACTCGTTTTAGTTGTTTTTAACTTTAAATTTGCAACCTCTTCAATAAAAAATTGAGTTTGATTGCAAGCAATTTCAATTTTAGCCATTTCAGTAGCATTATCTTTAATCTTTTTTGGTAAAGATTCTTTAATATCTTTAAATAACTTAACAATTTTTAATTTTTTACTTTCAATACTATCAATAAAAATACGAATTACATCTCCGTTAATGCCTTGTGCCTTGAGACTATAAACAATGGATGGAGAATTTGGAATTTCAGGTTTATCTTCAGTATTAATTGTTCCCCAACATCCTAAATTATCATTGGTTTCAGGATCATAATCTTCTTTTAATAGTGCTTCTACTAATCCCTGTCCAATATTATTTGCATCAATTACTACTGATTTTACTCTTGATTTATTAAGGTCAAGATTTCCACCGTAACTGTAAAATACTCGTTTAACTTCAATGCTTTGTTCTGTATAATTCAATCCATTTGGAAGGGTAGCAACATTAACTAAATGAATTTGTTTAATATTTCCCGATGTATTCCTAATAATCTTTAATACTGAAATAGCAGTCTTATTGTTTGATTGTTTTTCAGATCGAGCAACATCTACCGCAATAACATATTCAAATAACTTATAGTTTCCGTGCTGATCTTTCGGACATTCTAATTCCGGTAATTTAAGCAGTCTTGCTTCGATCAACTTGTTTATATCAATCAAAGCACCATCTGAAGCACCAACCCATTTACTTTCGTAGTTTAATGCAAATGAAGTTGGAGATAACTTAGCTTTCTTATCAAGAATCTGAGATTTAGTTTCTCCACGTCCATAAGTACAAGCTAATTGCCAATCGGAACCCATTACTATTTTACCTTTAAGATTTGCCATGTCATCAATCATATGTAGATTACGTTCATACTCACTCGTTCCACGATACCAAGATGTTGTGAAAAAGTTAATTGATCCATTAATTTCTTCTGGGTTTACAGTAGCTTTTCTACCAATCGTTCGTCTTGGAATATTTACTACTGGTTCCAAAACATCATCAAAAAGATCAGCATCTACCTGTGCAGACTCTTCTACATTCAATCTTTTTCTACGAGCACCTTTTGTTGATTGATTATTAGCTAAAATATCTATTCTTCCACCAGATGTGAAATTAACTGTTACCATATCTTTTTGATGAGAGTAACTAACAATTTCATTTTTAATCAAAGGATAAAATTTAATGATTTCACGATGTTTTTCATCAACTAGTTTAGATGCATTTTGAAGTGTTTGAGCAGTCATTGATAATTCTATATCTGGAAAGAAAATAGCAGCATGATACATTCCCATTACTTCTAGAAGTGTTTTACCATAACCACGAGGAAATACTCCATAAGTAGATACAAACCTAGATATACTTCTTAAAAATACACGTTGATCTAAGTCTAATCTAATTCCACCTTTTTCAGGAGTAATTAAATCCCAGAATAGATCGGGATTCCATCTTCCCCAACTAACAAAGTCTATATATTTGGGTAAATTTTTTGTGAAACTATCAGTCTCTTCTTCGCCCTTTACATCAATCGCACTCTCAAAATCAGCTTTATAAATATCATATCTATCATTGGAATATTTTTTATTATCATTTTCAAAATTATTATGCCAAACCATTATAAGTTAGCATCTCGTTCTTCATATTCTTTTTTACGCTGTTCATAAAATTGATAGATATCAGGATATTTAGCTAAAGGTAGACCTTTTAAATCACGAATGTAATTGATATAGCAGAGAAGGGTAAAATCAACTTTATCTTGAGGACGTTCTTTAAACTTGGGAAGAATGGGGATAATATCAACGGCTTGTTCGACTGATCTAACTAACTGTCCAAATGTATCAAGACCATCCGATAAATCAGATTTACTTAATTGTGAGGGGTTTATTTTAGCATCAGATGCAGCCCTAGTAGCTAAATCTCCCCAAGCCTTAGCATCTTTAACTTCACCTTTAGCGGTGGCCATTTCTTCTTTAACCCGATAACGAATATAAGTTAAAAGAGCTTCAGTATGCATTGCTGTTTTTTCTTGATAGTTGTTTTTTAATTTTCCATACTTATCAATAAAAGCCATATATTCCTCATCAGAATACCCATAACCCCATTTTTCTACAATTTCGGGAGTTACTTTAAAATCAGAATTAAAAATAGAGGTATGCTGCTTATTAGTGGAAGATGATTTATTTTGTGACTCTATTATTGATTTGCTATCTTTTAATGTTACACCTTTATAATTTAATAATAAATTCTTATTATATAATCCAAATAGTGAGGTCATACTTCTACGTAATTTTCCTGTTTTTATTTCTGAAATAGCTGATTGATACTCGCTCTCTATTAATGGACGATTAATAGTAACAAGAAATTCTTTAAAACCTTCTATAAATTTTTTATCAAAAGGATCAGTTTTCTCTGTTAAATTAAGAGTTTTACGAATACAACTTTTACATATTGGCAATTTTCCGTTTTTGTATATTGGTAAATCAGACATGTAAAATTCTGTTGGGGCTTTAAAATGCTCACACTGAACACATTTAATTTTATCTTTTTCCTGTTTGATGGGCGATGATCTTCCCATATACTCACTTCCTTTAATTCAACTATTTAATATTTTCGTTTAGTGTGATTCTAATCAGAAAGGCGAGACTCGAACTCGCATCATCAAGTTCCCAAAACTTGCGCTCAGCCAATTGAGCTACTTTCTGAAAACTCAAGCCAATGACTATTCATTGACTATTACAAACCAAGAGGTTTTTTCATTAATTTATTAATATAAAAGGATTATTTCATTAAGCTCCTGCCATAATTCCAGCATCAATGAGTGCTTGAGCTATTTGTTGAGGTGTTGCTGTAGCAGGATCAATATAGGGAATTTGTGTAGCTGTTAGTTTTCCTGTAACTGTACTATTAGAACTCACAGCAGTAGCAAAATCAGTAACCTGAGAAGCAGTATGTGTATGAGCAGAAGGAGCAAATGTAGTAGGTTTCCCTGTCACTTCTGTCCATCCTGGCACATAATTGCCAGCTTTTGCAGTAGTGCCAGTTGTACCAAGGATAAGACTAGATGTTCCAGCTCCAATAGCTGTCCTTGCAGTAGGAGCATCTGCCGCAGTTAATACTGATTTACCAACAGTTGAAGCATCTGATATTGTTGCTGATGAAACTGTAGTTAGAAATCCACTGTTATTTGTTAACTGACTGGTCTGTGTTGGAATTGTAGGTTTATTTGTTAAGTCAACATAGCTGCCACTTGTTGCGACAGTAGCAATATCTGACTGTTTTACTAATTGAATATCTGCCATTAAATTACCTTCCTTGCAAAAATATTTCCATTAGAATCATCAACTAATACGCTATTCCTATTATCAATTGAATAAAATACATTATTATTTTCATCAATATACAAGTTATCTGATGGACTATAATACACATTTCCATTCTGCAAGATTATATCACTAGCATTTGCACTTGAACCTGAGATATTTCCAATACCTTTAAAAAATCCCATTATGCATAAGCTCCGATCCAATTAAATTGGACATCTGCATCCACAATCTTAAAAGAAAAAATAGGAGCATCATTATTGTCCATTTCAAACCACTGATTAGCTCGAATAAACAAAATATCTGCATCATTATTTATTCGGATATGACAATCTGTATCATTAGCAAATTGGAACTTATATAAATTATATTGCAGGGGAGTAGAGGGAATGATTTCTTGATTCGCTGTACTAGTTTGAAGTGAATCACTCCCTATATATCCACGTCCGTACATGATTTCACCTCATTATTTTTTGAAAATAAAATGCGAATTTATTTATTCTTCACCACTCTGAATACCATTTAGATAATCAGCATTTTCTTGAATTTGTTCAATCAATACATCTTTGCGACCTTCATCATAAGCGACATTAAACAAACTCGTAAGAAGTCTAATTGCTTCTTCTTCATTTCTTGCTAGAGAAAGATTGTCAAAATAACTTTGAATAGTTTCTTCGGGATCAATTGACTGAACTTCTACCATATTAATATCTTCACCTTGAGCCAATGGTTCTTCATTAGGATTATCATTGATGTTAAATTCATCATAATCTCCGTTATTATCTTGAAAATTGAACATTTTAAACCACTCCTTATAATTTGTATGAGATAAGAAGCAGCGGATACTAAACAGGTAAGATGTATCGTACTTTTGTGTTGTTAATTAATATTTAATTTAATATCATATGTAGACTCAAGTCCAATTTCTTTATCAAACACCATGAATTTTTGAGACGGTTTAGTACCAAAACGTTTTTGGACGGAATAGTCGTCTGCACCAATAAGACTTCCATTTACTAAAGTAGTAGTTGTTGAAAATTCACGCTCATACACATGATGTACATGTCCGCCCATGATATAATCAACCATTGTTCCTAGCATCTGTGGGAGCTTATTAACAGCAACATCAGCATTATCATATTGTCCATGAACGAATATAATCTTCTTATCGAAAATACTAGTTAGAATGTATCCGTCACGTTCTGTGACAATATTTATATTATCAATATTTTGTAATCTAGCTTTGACATACCACGGTAGCAATAGTTCGAAATTTTCATTCATCCCAAAATCTTCCGCTTTGCCAGGGCGAGCATGATTTCCGTTAACAAAATATACTTTAATATTAGGGAACACAGAAGCAAGTTTAACGAATACATCAGAAAGAACTTCTGATACATATGTAATCTGTTGTATAAGATCCTCATTAGATTGAACACGAGCTGACACATGGATCAAACCATGAACGAAATCTCCAAGAGCACCAATATTAAGAGTAGAAATATGATTTGCTTTACCATATTCAATAATTTTCTCAACAAGGTATGAGACACGTTTATTGAATACTTGTTTATTAAAAATATTTAAGCTATTATTCACATCTGCACCAAAATGCCAATCTGAAAAGAGAGCAAGACCTTCCCGATCTACAGAAAAGTCAGTATAAGAGGGGAGAGGAGGGGAGATAGACAATGTTTTTTCTTTTGCTAATTTACTAACAGCGGAGATAATTTCATCTTGTAATTGTTCAAACCTAGCAGAGTTACGAACCAATTTCTTATATTCACGTTTCTGATCCTGCTTACGAATCTTTTCTTTTTCAGCTTCAAGCTTAATAGTTTCATATTTATCAACGATTTCTTGATCAAGATTCTTATTGATAAGGTATTCTTTCCAACGTTTAAATGCTGCAAAGTCTTTTCTATATTTTGACTCGCCATTTGATTCACCCAATTCTTTATTTAGAAGTTGAGCAATTTCTTCAGATGTAAGATTGTATAGTTGTTTGTTTGAAAAAAGCCTGATTTCATAATCTGTAACAGACTCACTATTTTCCCGTTTAAGTTCATCGCTCATCTATATAATCGTCTCCTTTTATTCGTCATCTTAATATTTAATATTATTCCCCTTCGTGTTCAACTGGTTCAGCTTCAGTTTCTTCTTTAATAGAGAAAGTTACAGTTTTCCCATCAAACTGTTTTAGATATTCTTTAAGATCATATGTATCAATACTCTCTTTCTTTGTTTCCATAATTTCCAAATTAAGAAATGAAAAATCACCTTTTGCAGAAAAAGCATGAGTTAGCTTTGCCATTATTAATCAATCTCCTTTTATTATTTTAAGTTTAATTAAAGTTCTATACTATAAATTTTTAAACCTTTTGGAATAACAATTACTTTTTTGCCAGTTTGTTCTTGAATACCACTTACTATTTTTTCAACAAATTGATGATTTACTGTAAGATCGCTTTCCAAAATAATAAATTGTTCTTTACTATTAAACATATTTTATTCTCCTTTTATTCTTTTATTGTTTTACATACTCAAATGAGCACCATGAAAAACTGTTCCAGTAATATTCATATTTCCTTGCTTATCAATTGAAAAACTGTCTTTAGGCTGATTAACACCTAATGCTTTATTTAATTCACTTGAAATTTGATTAATAGTATTAAAATAGGTTCCATTAGGTACATTTCCAAGAATATCAATATACCTTAACAAAAATTCTACTCGTTTTTCTTCTTCCATTTCTTCAATCACTCCTCATAAAAAGTTAGTTTTATACGCATTATATATGTATATTTAATATTATTATCAAAATAAATTCCCTACTCATATGATCTGTAATAAGTAGGGAATACCCGTTTTATGTCTTTGTCTCATATTTAAACTCTCCGACACAGAGATATTGACAACGATAGCCAGCAATAGATAAAACAAGTCTGAACACAATCATTTTCCTCTTATCCTAAAAAAGGGGTAAGCATTATCTGTATATAATATATATATCCTGCACTCATGGCAAGGATATATTTGTAGAAGCCCCATTTATGCCGTAGGGGAAAGGCAAGCCACAATATTATTTTTCATTCCCTTATGAGAAATGCCGTTGCATCGGAGCAGATTTCTACAACTAATCCGCTAAGTATTTATAAATCATGCTCGATCCTCGAATGAGAAGATGAGCCATGTGTCATACGACCACGACATGGTGGTCTAACATACAATTGGGATTTCTTTTTTTACGTGTGCGACCCTAGTACAACATCATGGTATTTATTGAGGTTTATTTATTTAACGTGGGAATTATCCTCATTTCACCACAATATATTAAGATATCCAACAATATTGGATATCAAGTAAAAATTGTGTCCTAGACACTCAGTAATTGCTTTTATGTTCACCAAATCAATGGATTTTCAATTATACAAAATGGAGAAGGGTATACATCACCATATAAGGCTTAGCACCCACCTAAAAAATAATTGGTAACTAAACCACAAATCAATATCAAGTCGGAAATTAATCCAAAATTATCGCGGCTTCTAAGTCCTGAAGATGCAAAGACCTAAAATGAATTTTGCTTAACGCAATAGACGCTATGGGTCTAAAATTATATAAGTTTTTATAGGAGATAAATTAATATCTCGGCCGCAAAGGGCAAAGTCAATTTAAGATAGTTAATAACTATCGGTCGCTAAGGACAAAGTTTTATTTAATTATTAGGCAACACTCCGCTTATCTGAGCGTTCGACTGATGAAACGATTATATTATTACCAAGTTAAAGTATCTGCATGTGTTGCTATAAATCCCCTGAAATTTTTGGATAAAGTACATACTTTGCAATACGGTTCATTTTCAAAATGTTTAAGATAGGGGATAAAGCCACTTTTATTAGGTTTATCGAGATCACACTGTCCATCATGTCCAATTACAATAACTGTACATGAATCATGAATACGGGTAAGAACCTTTTTAAGCTCACCACGTGTCCAGTTTTGTGCTTCATCTAGTACACAAACAGCATCTTTAATATTTATTCCTCTAGCAAAAACATGAGGCATAGCATGAACCCAAGCATTACCATGTTTAACATTATCAACATTATCTTTATAAATAATAGAACGTTCAGGTTGTTCACCAATCTCAACTAGCGCATCACGTAGAGGTTGAAGATACTCATCAACTTTCTCGTCTAAATTTCCTGGCAAAAATCCCAATCTTCCTTCTTGGACAGGGGAGAAGATATAGTATAATGGCTTATTCATCAATCTAGCCACTGCGACTGAAATCGTTGTCTTGCCAGTCCCACTTTTTGCGTTACAAAAAATTATCTTTTTATCAAAAATTGCATCAGCAAATTCCTTTTGTTCATCCGTCAATTTAGGAGCAAATCCAAATAGCAAATTATCTTTCGGAAGTGGCATAAGCAAATCTCCTCATATTTTCATCATCTATTTAATATTAGTTATTTCAGTGCTTCTTTAATATCTTTACCAGCTTTAAACGTCACAACTTTATGTGCAGGAATTTCAACTGGTGTACCATCTTGTGGGTTTCTACCCATCCTTGCAGCACGTTCTTTAACCTCAAAATTACCAAATCCACGTAATGTCAGTCCTTCACCTTGTTCAAAAACACGCAGAAGAGAAGAGAGAAGGGTATCTAAAGTTTTTTCTGTATCCTTGTATGTAGCACCAAACTCATTAGCAAATAGTTTAACAAATTCTTCCTTTTTCATATGCATAAAAACTCCTTTTAGTCTTATAAACTGTATGTATTATATATGTATATTTAATATTATTTATTAACCATCAAGTATGTTTCAATATAGTGATTGTTATGTGGGTGAAATTCCAACAACTTTTCTTTATTCTTATAAAAATTTTCCTCAAATTGATTAATTAGTTTCTCATTCTTCTTAATTTCTCGTTCATATGACATATATTCTTCATTCTCCTTTTATTTCCTCCTCATAGTATGATTTTCAGTGTCAAAACTATATGGAATATTTTATTTAATAATATTTACAATTTTAATTTGAGGGAAGCAAATTGCTCTTAACTTTGTATATTAGTAGTGTTTCCCTTAAAGGCGAATAACTCCAAACGTGCGAGCCTTAGAGCCGCAAGGGATACCGCGTTTCATAAAAAATGCGTTCCTTGAAACCATTTATTTATAAGGGATAACTATAATTAACTTTCGCTACTTTTTTTAATATAATTTTTTCTTTTCCATTTTCTTTTTCTTTCTTTTTCTTTATTTTTTGCGCAATCATCACAATATTTACTATTATTCTGTGACGAAGATTTAATCCTTTTTCCACATTCATCACAAGCAATAGTTCCTTTTAAATTTTCTTCAAGATTAGCATAAATAATATCACCAAATATTCCCCACAAAGAAGTTTTGTATCGTTTATTTTTTTCGTACATATATCTAACTAGGATATCTACAATTTTATTAATCGGATAATCTGAAAAATTATTTAATATTTCTTCTCTCATATCCTGAAATACATATAACTCATCTCGTTTTTCTAGTTCTTCGGCATCTTGTTGTCTAAATTTTTTATTTCTGTTCAGACTATTAAAGTAATCAATTACCTCATTATCCAATGGAGTTGTTTTGTTTTGCATCAAGTTGTGATAATCAATTACGTCAACAATATTTTCATATGTAATTCTTTTATCTTTAGGAATCAATTTTCTCAACTTATTCATAATGCTGTTATTAGGTTTATTAACTCTTTTTCTTTCTTTGTCTTTAGCAAACATAAAGAAATATGGCAGGTTACCCTTATCATAAGCCAATAATTTTTTATTTATTTCCGATGGTCGTTTAGTTTTAAACATAGTTTTAGCAAAGTCGATCACGAAATTGTTCTCCATAACTAACCACTTCATAGCTTTTAATTCATCATCAGATACTCCTGTAGTCCTATTCCATATTTTTGTTATTTTGTTACTGATTGCTCCAATATTTTCTTTGTAAGCAAGACATAAACTTTCATAAATTTGTTCTTGTGACAGTTCAGATGGTTTTGCTTTCGCCATCTCATAATATAAGGGTACAATATCCTTCATATGTCTTTTTGCAACACTAATTAATGTTTCATCTTGTGCAACTATTACCTTATCGCCATCATTATCAAACATAAGTATCTTACTAATAGGATCAAATACGCTAGTATAAATTCCATGAGTTATAAACCATTTAGATTTATTTCCATTGTAAATATTATTTCTTACTGCATGTTCCCGATATAGGTGAGGGGAGCGTAAAATATCAACATCACCTTGATTATATAAATCACAATAAATCTCATCTTTACTTAGTAATCCTTCTGGATTCTTTTCATCTTTAAATAAAAACTCACAAAATGCATATAGATCAGGAATAATAAATGTATATTTTCCATTAATATTTAATTTTCCTGCTTTAGCTTCTTTAATTAATTTCTTTTTCTTGTTTTTTATTGCCATTCGAGAATATGTATCACTCAATAATTCAGGATAGATTAGCAGTGCCTTTTGAAAATCATTTTTATTTGGATTATATTTTGTTGCTCCTAATATGCGAAGCATTGTTTTCCTATCTGAACCAATTTTAACAATATCATCAATTGTGGATTGTGCTAATTCTGACAACTCATCATCTGTCATTTCATTAAGTGTCTGTAGCATTTGATAATTTAACCGAGCATGACCAGATATATCCTCAATATTCATCTTAGCAGCTTGACAATGGTACTTTTTATATCTATCTTTGTAATCTTGCCATCCATCATAATATTTCCACATTTTAAATTGACTTTTTGTGAATATAATTTGAACATCATCTTTCTCAATATCCCATTCTTTACCGTATATATCTGTAATGGTTGTTTTACCTTTTTCAGTTTTGCAAAACTCACGAAAATTAAATGGAACAAGCAATCCCTTAACAAATGGAATTCTTACCATAAAACATTTTTTGCTTAGGGAGGGAAGTATCATACCACAACCATCAGTATGTTCAATAGGTACATCATCCATTTTTCGAGTAATTTCATATGTATCACGATCAATAAAATCAACTTTACAGTGTACATTAGTTTCTAAACCATCAACAACAATACATTTATCTATATCAAAATTTTTCCATTCAACGGAAGCGCTATTAGTTAATGCCATATAAGCTTGATATTTGTTAGTGTTTACACCACCTTTTTTATTAATTTCTTCCATACTAAGACCACAAGTTAGACTATCTTTATATTTGTTCCATATAGATTCTTTAATAAACACACATTTTTTTGTTCTAATTTGTCCAGCAGAAGATGTAAAATATACGTATTTCTCATTATCTTTTGTGAATCCATTAATAACAATATCTTTTAATATACGATAATAATAAGAACGTACAATAATAACATCATCAGATAATTGATTTTGTTTTAATTTCAGTGTTCTTGTTAAAATAGAATCAAATACAGAAATAGTTTGTTTATTATCGAGTAATTCTTTTCTGATATTCCTAATACCATCATGTTTTTCAAATTGAGTGGTTAATAATTCTTTATATTTATTTTTTCTTTGATTAAAAGAGGTAGTAAATGGCTCATATTTTTTTTCAGTTTGTTCAATAAGTTTTTTATCTTTTTTACATTTATTTATAGCATCGGATTTAAGTTTATTTAATTTATTTATATGTGTATAAACGGACATTAACTTAATATGTATTTTTTCTTCTTCATCATCATAAAAAGCTGAAGTATCTACACTATAGAAGTAGACCTGTTTACTCAAATTATCTACCAATCACATCATTCTCCTCATAATATTAATTAATATTAATTCAATGCTCTTATCTACAATTTACATCATCTCCTTAACTTGTACACTTATTATATTTAATATTATATGTTTTGTCAACTAATTAATTTACGTCATCAATCGTATAAAAGTTTCATTTCATTTTCAGTATATCTCCAACCTCACAATTTAGCGTATTACATATTCGTTCAATCACAGCAAAGTCAGCTCGCAGCGAAACTCCGTCTGCTAATCGGCACAAATTCTGATATTTAACCTTTGCTTCCTTAGATAACCAGTATCTCGTTTTCCCTTTTTCTTCTAATAAAGTGTCAATCATCACTTTCATTATGTATCACCCAAAATAAGTATAAGCTATTTTGAGAGGACAAACTATATCCTACTTGCAGTATACACTAGAAGTGGGTTATAATCAATTCAACGGTACAAAACGACACAAAAATTTTCATAACGTTTTATACATTTTCATGCAGTAACAAACATTTATGTACCTATATACAAATTTGCAAGGAGGCTTGAGAATGCATGAATATTTTCAAACAGTTGTTACTAAATTGACTGGAGATGATATGTTAATTATTAGCGTGCTTCAAGGTGAGGATGGGAAAATAAGAGATAGCGCTTTTAAAGCAATGACTACATCAAAATTACAACAAATTACAAAGTTGTCTCGTTTTAAATTTAAAACAGCTCTTACACGTTTACTTGCGCTTCAATTAGTAGGGGAAGTAAGCACAAACAAATGTAAGTCTTACTATCTCACAATCTATGGTCAACAAGCTATTGAACAAATATTTGATAAGGAGCGTGTTTAATTATGTCAATTGCAATTATTGGAATGGGTGCAGCCGGAGGAAATATTGCTGAAGCATTTTCATATGAACAAGGTTTTACAACAGGTACAATCAATTTTTCGGAAGGTGATCTCAACTCACTTACTAATATTGATTATAAACTTCGCTTACCTGGTTCAGATGGAATGGGGAAGAATCGAAACAATGCTAAACCATTCATTAAAAAACATCATGAAATGATTACTTCCTTTATTAAACAAAACTTTTCCAATGAATCCATTGACAGTATTATGTTCCCATTCTCAACAGGTGGTGGAAGTGGATCAGGTATGGCAACCATGATTATTGATATTATTAACAATGTACTTCGCAATAAAATTATCGTTGCTATGCCAATTTTGCCCGATTTATCAGAACCTTTACCCAACCAAATGAATACTCTTGAGCTATTTCAAGAACTCACGCAAGAAGTTTGCATTTTACCAATTGATAACGAACAAGGGAAGGGACAAAACATTCCTCAACGAAAACTTCATCAATATGTAAATAATCAGGTTGTTCAATCTATTACTAATTTGCTTAATTACACACAAAAAGATTCTGCAATCAGTAATTTTGACCATAAAGATTTAATTTCTGTGTTGCAAACAAAAGGATTCGCAACAATTTCTACAACCGACATTTCAAAATTCGATCAACTTGAGAACATTAAAATTGGTCAGAATAATTTTCATCAGAAGATCATTCAATCATGGAATGAAACTGTTTATACTCCTATTGAACATCAACAAATTGTAAGAGCTGCCTTTTTATATGAAGGACAAGAGAAATTATTAGATTATCTTGATGTTTCCAATTTGTTTTCTATATTTAAGAATGAACCGTTAGATACATTCACAGGAATTTTTGAAAATTCTGGTGGAAAAGTTACCATTTTACTCACTGGTTTAAGTCCCATTCAATCTCGACTAGATGGTATTGAACAATTAATTCAAGAAAAAGGGAGCAAATTTAATCAACTTTATACTGAACCAGTCAAACACACACCACAACGATCCAATTATTCTTTCTTGGATAAAGTAAACAAACCCAAAAAGGAAACAAAAAATGTAATGGATATTCTAAATCAATATAAATAACAATTCATAAATTTGCGTTACCCATTTTGATTACCGAGCAGTCAGGTAACGTGGGTAACGCTTTTTTTATATGTGTAAATACTACTTTTACAGCCATTTAACAGGCTAAATTTAGTTGATAATTCTCTGATCGTAACAAAACTGAAGAATCTTTTCTAACTCATATCGTGACAATCCAATGTCAGCAATTTTGGTATCTGAAGTTTCATCTAAATATTTTTTCCAAAGTGGATTACGTTTTTCTTCAGTTGGATCGTAAAATAATAATCCCATTTTACTTTTCACCTTTCTTTTTCTTGTCATCTTTATCTTTACTTTTATTTGAGTGATCGAATATACGTTCGATTAGTTTTTCTTGTTCGTCTCTTGCCATGATTTTTCCTCCATTGGAATATAACTTTGAGTAGTCATATATTCTCCAAAGAAAGGACAGATTATTCATGAAAAAATTTACAATTGAACTATCTGAAGGTACTATTGAACAAATTAACGTGGTCACGACTTATGAAAATGTAAAAAATACCCTTCTTAAAAATGAGCGTAGTAATTCATTTAATATTGAAGACTTTATATCAGGTTGTGTTAATTATTATTTAGAACAGATAAATACTCATACAAAATTAGCTACATCTAATGGTAAGCTGCAAAACAACTTCAAACAAATTATGGAACAAAAAGGATTGAAACAGGTTGACTTAGCTAATATTACCAAAATAAGCAAAGGGAATTTAAGTGGAATTTTATCAAATCGTATTCAGCCATCAGTAGATTATTTTCTTCGCATATGGTTTGCGCTTGGTAGGCCACCAATTGAGGAGTGTTTCTACAGAAAGTTTTAAAATTAGGAACAAAAGTTGTAATAAGACAATCTAATAGTCTAATAAGCTATACCATCAATGATCTAAAGGAGATGAATCCTAATGTCATTTATGAGTGTAGCTTTTATTTTTGGTAAATTAGCTGTTATGAGTGGAGGAGCAACGGGGTTAATTATAATCTCTGAAAAATTTAACCGATTCAAATATCAACCAAAGAAGAAAGAGGTGGTTAAAAATGATCGCAGTCAATATCTCCGCGAGAAACTTGCAGAACAACGTGAATTATAATCCAAGTTACTTGTCTGTTAATCCTTCCATTAATAAGAAACTAAATACTCACCCTTTAGAATATCAAAAAGAAAGAGAGGTGAAATTAAAACTCAATCGAGAACAGAAACGAAAGATAATCAAAATATTCGGTATAGCAACAACGACATTAATATTATCTTTAATCATAGGAACATCAACATTTGCAGCAACACCAACAACCGTACCAATGAACAGTTCAGCATTAACAATGAATTCAATCAGACAAATGGGAACTTATCTAATTGGGATTACAACAACAGGAGGAATGATTCTAGCCATTATTCTTCGCCAAGTTGCATCAGGATACAATTTCCTCAGACGACCAGAAGAGGCATCAAAATGGACTTCCGATATTATGAAGGGATTTGCTCAAATTCTAATGTCACCAATATCCATTATAGCAATGGCACTACTTGCAAAACTTCTATTCAGCGGACTCCCATTTTTCGTCAGTCCATTCTGAAGTATAAAAATAAAATTTTACCAATTGCTGTAATGTCAACAACTGCTTTAACCTTAATGGCTCATCAAGCGTCAGCAAAGTCTTGGCAAGACATTATTATGGATAAACATGGAATACTAACTAATCCTCATCTTATTCATAATATGACGCATGATCTTGATACGTGGATTAAAATTGGTAATCATGTTTGGTCGGGGATGCAATGGATAACTAATCTACCCGATCATTTACCTAAATATTCTGTTCAAATTATGACCAGTATATTTAATATTATATCAAATGTCACTCTAAATACACCATTGTTCATTTTTGATAATCCTGTTATACAAGATAAAACATTGATCTTTTCAGGTATATCTGTCTTACTTGTTATTCTTGCTACAGCATTAAATGGAATCAAACGCATGTGTCGGAAGCAATTCACGCCACTTAAATCTATTATGCCAAAATTCTTTACTGCTACCATTATTTCTGGAATGTCACCGTTTCTATTCAAAACAGGATTCTCTATACTTAACAAACTGTGTCATTGGCTTAATGATCTTACAAATAATATGAGTAATTTAGAGTTTATTAATCACCATACAATGGGATTTTTCGATGGATTAATGTTAGGAGGATTTGATTTAGTATCCTTTGCATTACTTATTCCCATTCTACTCAAGACAGGTAAGCGTTGGTTTGACTTATTGTGCTTATCAGCTATTACTCCACTTGCTATGACTGCTTATGTTTTTGATGAGACAAAACACTTATTTAATAAATGGTTCAATGCAATTATCATTCGAGGACAGACACAAGTAGTATATGCTTTCTTTTTGTTCATTATGAGTGTATTCATTTTTGGCACAGTCGGACTTGGTATTCATTCTGTCTATGACATTCTTATGCGATTACTTATCCTTGTTGGTGGGTTAATCACACTTGCCAATCCACCAGAATTTGTTACAAGATTGACAGATAATGTACAGCCAATTAAGGAATTTGGAAAAGATATTAAACAATCAGCGATTAATACTTATCGCACATTAACCTTTAACAAATTTGCAATGGCAAGAAATCTGTATCATAAATTTAGAAAGTAAGAGGGGATTAATATGCAGCTTCAACAATCAATTATAGAATCCACCTATTTTGATATAACGGATTTTAACACTGTGAGTAGAAAACTGTTACAAATTAAGGATGGAACATTCGGATTTGAGCGACAAATTGTAAATGGGAAAGTTATTAATCAAATTATTGCTCCGTATTATTTTAAAAATGAATTGAAACAGTCAAATTCAAAAACCACTACTTTTGACGAAAAATCACAAAAAAACACTCATTTTTATCATGTTTTACTCAAAAATAATGATTTATTCCCTATTTTTCTTTCTAATTATAATTGTTTATTTGATGACTTATATTTAGAAAATGATCAGGATAGAATCACTCTTCAGCTTTTAGTCAAATATGATTCATCTAATTGGCAAGACAAAGCAATTGAACAGAATGATTGTTATTTGTCTGGTGTAAATAATCCATCTAAAAGTAAATTTGGTCAATTACTACAAACTAAAGTTATTTCATTTCTTGATAAAGTGAGTAGTCAAAAATCTGAACATGATGCAAATCAATTTATTGAAAATAAGATTTTAGAACAAGGTTATCTCTGTGAGCTTCGTGTGATTGTCCAGTCCAACGATCCTACTCTGACGATAGATTATATCCAAGACATTCTAAATCACTACACACACCTTAATTCGCTAATTATTTATGAAGATAATGAGCCGTTTGATCTAACGGATTTCACTTTATCATCAAACAATTTTCATTTAAGTGAATCAGAAGTAATTTCATTAATTCAAACACCTGTTCAAAAGTCTATCCCTGTTCAACCATATAATCATGTTCAAAAAGAAGATAAAATTGAGGATAGCCCTGTAAGCTCTCAGAATGACCTACAGAGAGCTTTGTGTCAAGTGGGTATATTTAGTCCAAATCAGAAAATAAACCACTGTGACAATCAAATAGGCAATAATATGCAATTAATATCAATAGCAATACCTAAAGGTAAAACTTTTACTCAATTTATCAAACAAACTGATAATATTTCAGCAGCATTAGGAAGAGATGTAAGTATTGTAAAAGGTAAAGATCCAAATACACTTACATTCTTGTTACCACTAGAACACCGGAAAACTGTTTATCTCGACACACTCATTAATTCATCCGAATTTAAACAATACGCTCAATCACATTCTTTACCATTAGCAATAGGGTTAGACTTATATGATAAACCTATTTTTGAAGATTTGACTGAATCTCCCCATATGTTAATAGCTGGGGCAACACTAAGCGGAAAATCAGTTTTTCTCAATTCAATTATTACAACTTTGCTCAAGGTTAAAAAACAAAACGAATTAAAAATATCGGTTGTTGATCCTAAAATGGTTGAATTTAATGAATACAAAAATTATTCAAATGTAGAAGTAATTACCGATATGCAGAAAGCAAATCAAAAATTAAATAACTTAATCATTGAAATGGAAAGACGCTATACTCTTATGTGTTCCCATCATGTGAAGAATATTAAAGAATATAATTTAAATTACGCCCCCGTACCATATGTTGTTTGTGTGATTGATGAATATTATGATCTGTATCTTCAAGATAATAATGTAGAAAACACCATTGCAAGATTGGGGCAAAAAGCAAGAGCAGCAGGAATTCATCTGATTGTTGCTACACAACGCCCAGACAAAGATGTACTAACAGGTGTTATTAAAACAAACTTAACATCTAAAATTAGCTTTCATCTTGGAAATAATAATGAATATAAAACTGTCTTTGGTAAAGGTATTCCATTTAAAAATTTAATGGGTAATGGTGACGGAGTAATGAACTGGATAACAGAAGCAGATGAATTCATTCGTTTTCAAGCCCCAGTAGTTCGTGAGGGCAACGATAATGCAAATCAGGTACAAACACCTTCAGAGAAGTTAAAGTCGCTTATAGGTAATACTGGAGAGACAAGAATTAAAGAGTTGCAGAAGATGATGGGAATTCGAATCAACGATGTGAGTGATTTGATGAAACAATTAGTGAATGAAGGATTCTTGGTAAAAACAAATAGAGGATATGAAATTGTAGAAAATGATAAGGAGTAATATTCACAGGATTAGAAATTTAATATCTGCTGATTGATATAAGCAATGATAGATTAAAAATGGTACAATTTATCATTAATGATTAAACGTCCTCATATGAGCTTATGAGGGCTTTATTTTTATGTAGGGATTTTAGTGAGGAATTGAAAAACGAATGGAAATGTGTAAAATAATATTAAATAAAATTAAAAGAAGTATTGACAAGTAATACAATATTAAATATAATAAAGGTACCACTAGATTAATAGGTGGAAATATGAGGAGGAATGAGTATTGAATGATGAAGAAGTAATTGAACTAAATGTCACACCAGTAAGGGAGATGTTCTATAATGCAGATTCAAATTTTGGCATATACGCCTGTGAGCCCGATGACAATAGAATTGTTGAGGTGAATAAACGATATGGTACAATCACTTTAAAAGGAAATTGTGCTCAACTTAATGTAAAAGAGAATACTTCTTATCATGTTAAATTAATTCCTAAGCCTGATCAGAAATATGGAATGAACTATGAGATTCAATCAATCTATGAAGATATTAAATCTAAAAATGGACAGAGAGCATTTTTAACATCTGTACTTGGCGAAAGTAAAACAGGAATCTTATATCAAACATATCCTAATAGTGATCTTGTAGATTTAATTAAAAATGATCAAATTGATGTTAATAAAACAAAAGGTATTGGTAAAAAATCTTTAGATACAATTAAAGAAAAAATTCTTACCAACATTGAAAATCAAAAAGCATTTGAGCATCTTAGTCAATATGGGTTAACCAACAAATTTATCAATAAATTAGTACAGCATTTTAAGAATGCCGATATTCTCATTCAAGAGATGGAGAAAAACCCATACTGTATTACTCAAGCACAAGGGGTCGGATTCTTAAAAGCAGATCCACTTGCTTTACAAATGGGAGTAAATAAAAATAGCCCACATAGGATTCAGAGTGCTATTCAATACATACTTGAACAAGAAGCATCTAATGGTGGGCATGTTTACACCACTACTGAAAATTTATTAGATCAAGTATACGAACTCATTCATGTTAATTATGATGAAATATCGCAACAATTAACAGAAACAAAAAATATTAAAATTATTGGTGATCGAATTTCACTTGCTGCTAATTATCAGTGTGAAGAATACATTGCGAATAAATTGCTCGATCTTTTACATAATTCAACACCATTAAATATTGATATTAATACTTTTATTACTACTAAAGAAAAAGAAATAAATGTACAACTAACAGATCAACAAAAACAAATTCTAATTAATATTACTAAATATCATGTGAATTGTTTATGTGGATTTGCTGGAGCAGGAAAAAGCTTCATTTGTGGATTCATTATCAAACTTTTAGATGAGCTACATATTGATTATATGCTTGTTTCTCCAACAGCAAAAGCAGCGAAAGTTCTGAGTGGATACACCGGTAAGAAAGCTACTACTATCCATCGTGCAATCAGTCTGAAACATGCATCTCAAAAACAATATGAAGATCATGAAATTACTGCTGAATTTTTACTCATTGATGAAGCAAGTATGATTAATGGGAAATTATGTGCTCGCTTGCTGAAGGATTGTGTTAATGAAAATTTGAAAGTTTTATTTGTAGGAGATCCAGGACAACTACCAGCAATAGGAATATCACAACTACTTATAGATATGACTAATTCAGATGTTATTCCAACTGTTAAATT